TTACACAACTTTTAGTGCTTTTGCCACTTTTTCAATTTCTATTTTTTTCTGATCGTCTGTTGTGTGCACATACAGATTCATGGTTATTCCGATATTTGAATGTCCTAAAATCGTTTGAAGAGTTTTCGGCATCATTCCGGCTTCTATACATCTCGTAGCGAATGTATGACGCAATACATGCATTGAGAATCTAGGAATTTTTGCCTTGTCGCAGATTTTAAATAACGCTGTGTCATATGTGCTGTTTTTGACAGGTGCTCCTGTTTTACACAAAAATACTCTATCTTTCCATTGCATTTCAACAAATTTCAGATGCGCGTTTTTCTCTTTTTGCTTATTCAAGATATAAATTGCTTCATCTGTCAGCGGTATAGTCCTGTAACCGGATTTACTCTTTGGCTGTCCCTCTCTCCATTCGCCCGTTGAATGCCTGTATTCCAAACTTCTGCTAACCGTAAGCGTTCTGCCTTTAAAGTCTATATCTTCCCACTTTAAGCCTGTAAGCTCCCCAGTTCTCAATCCAGTTTGTAAGATAAACCTATATTGATACTCATAAGACATGCCGGAAGCATATTTTAAAAATTTTTTCTGCGTTTCTATTGTGAGTGCTTCTTTCTTCGTGGATTCTTTTCCTATGTCAGATATAACAGCCCTTGTGCATGGATTTTTTCTTATTACATCGTTGTCGAATGCATATTGCAGCATATTGTACAATGCTATTCTTGTTTGATATATTGTCGATTTCCTGTATCCTTCATCATCCATTTTGTTAAATATTTGCTGGCAATGAATACTGTTTACATCTCTTAATAATTTATTTCCTATTATCGGCTTTATATTTCTAGTGTAACGCTCTCTGTAATTTCTGACGGTATTCGGTCTTACCGTTTTCTCTTTTATTACAATCCAGTATTGGAACCACGATTCAACAATCAAGTCTGACGGAAAGTCTAAATTTGAGTGTTGTTCTTCATATTTGTTTTCCGAAAGCCATTTTTGGGCTTCTCTCATTTTCAAGAACAGTTTTTGTATGCGCTTTCCGTATCCGTCAGTATATCTAGCGACATAGTACCCATCTTTCCTCTGGGACAAACCCTGCCCTATTTCCTTACCTCTTAGGTCTTTTCCCATCTTTTACGCTCCTTTCCTATATGGAAAAAGCCTTATGCAAATACATATAATATCACATAAGGCTTTATAAGTCTACAACTCCACATTATCAGCAATGAACTTTTCAAACTCTTTTCGCTTTATTAGCCGTTTTTTGCCTATGTAGATAACAAAATTACATCTTGGATCGCTTGAAAGCTCTCTGATTTTGTTTATGCCAATGCTGCTATATTCTGCGGCTTCTTCTACAACTCTTGTTCCGTCTCCGCATACTTGCGAAATGTGCAGATACATTTTTCCGTCTTTGCAAAAAGGTACAACGAACATACTGTTCAAAAATTTCCATCTCACAAAGTGCTTGTTAAAAAACGCAACTGCGCGAGCCTTTATTCTGCTCAATATCTCAACTCCTTTCTTGTACTTTGTACATTCTTAATATAGTACGCCGTACATTATTTGTCAAGCACTATTTATGTACAATGTACATATTTACTCTTGTCTTTTTTCAAAAAATGTGTATAATAAGATTGAAAGGAGGGAAAAATGAAAGATCGAATAAAAGAAATAAGAAAGTCTTTTCCGCAGGTCGGAAAAAATCAAAAGACTTTTGCAAATTTTCTTGGCATATCATATGACAATCTTGCAAGCTATGAAAGCGGAAGAAGAACCCCTACAGATGCGGTTATAGAGCTTATATGTGAAAAATGTAGTGTAAATAAAGAATGGCTTGTAAATGGAACTGGAGAACGATATGTTTCTGATAGTTCTAAAAAGTACAAAGAATTGCTTGACATGTTATCTGATGTTATGAAACGTGATGAAGATGATTTTAAAAGAAAATTCTTATATGCACTATCAAGATTAAGTCAAGATGATTGGAATAGACTGGAAGATTTTGTAGAAAGTGTTTTGAAGTAAAAAGAAGTCGAGGGCATTGTACAAACCCTCGACCTTTTTATTTACATCAACAACCATGTGCTGTAAGGCTGTACGCTGCAACTGACCGTTTGCGTCACGGTATGAATCCAAGTCCTGTCCGTGAAGAACTACGTCGTATTTTTCCGCCCTAATGTATTTCTTTGGGATTGTGTAATTTCCAACTCTGATAAGGTATCCAGCGTATGCCATCTTAATATCTCCTGTTTAAAAATGAGCATCAAAAAAGCACCTACCATTTCTGATAGATGCTAACTCAACTCTAACTCGTTTTAACTCAACTTTAATTCAATTTAACTCAATTTCAACTCGTTTTAACTCGTTTTTGAAAATTAAAAAAGGCAGCCTTTTTCGACTGCCTTAAATGGTTATTCAATTTATTGCGCAACAAATACTATTCTGTCATTTCCGTAATAATTGATTGCGTATTCCAGTTCCAAATTCTGAACATCGTTCGGTACTTCAAAAAACAAAGAGCCTTGTGTTTCACGTCCTGCGGATAACTGACCGTCAAGACCATTATCCATTTCAAGATATGTCTGGTCTACCTTTGAATTATCTGCATAACATTCCCAGTCCATTATACTTGATACATTCTTTACGTCGTTTGAAATGTTTTCAAACTTAAATGTGAATTTCCAGTATTTGTATCCGTCTTTTGGCTCGATAAATTCGTTGTCGCTTGTATATTCTTGCGATTCAAGATATGTGATTCTGAAATCTTCTGTTTCAACCACATCTCCCACATGGAATATATTGCTTTTTTCAGATTCCGTAGAAGCATTAGCATCTGCCGTAGCAGGCTGACTTGTTTCAACGCTTCCTACTTTCTGTGGTTCATCGTCCTTGTTCGGACAGGATACCAGCAAAACAAAACAGGCAAAAAATATAATTGCGAAATAGGAACCTGTGTGTTTGTGCTCTTTATCCTTTTTGGCTAAGTCAACTATGGCTACAATAAATCCAATAGGGCTTGTAAACGTGAAAAATGCCAATATAGCCGCCCATGTACTTAACTTACTGTCCTTCATTTTCTTTGGTTTCTGCGGCTTCCATTCCTCTACTTGGATTGTCTGTTGTGACTGCTGCAAAGGGCAACCACAGCTAGGGCAAGTAGCCGCCTTGTCTGATACTTCTTTCCCACATTCTGGGCAAGTAATAAGTGCCATATTTATATCCCCCTTGTGATTTTTTCTTATCATATCACAAGGGAGAGTATCTATCAAGCAAAACTGTATGCGTCTTTTCCTGTTCGCTGGTTATAGTCCTTTGCGTAGCTTCTGGCGGCTTTTCCTACGTCAGATTGACTGATGCCGAACTCTTTAGCAAGAATACCTTGTAGCAGCGTGTTTTGCTGTCTCAGTAGAGCCATTTCGTTGTTTGATGCCTGTAAGATTGCATCTTTAATTCCTGTGATTTCTGCGCCACCTGCAACAGCTGTCTTTCCGTCTACCGTTCCTGCGATTTCTGGTATGCCATTTTCGCCAGCCATGAGAAGGCTGTACTGCTTTGGAACGTAACCGCCGCTTGCGAAAGTCGGTATTTTGCCGAGGTCAATGTGCGTTCCACCAAATAATTCCTTTCCAGCAATATTGATTGCCGGAATATCAAATGACAGCTTTTCATTCAGCCATGATGCAAATTTATTCCATATTTCTTTCAGACCGTCAACCGTAGCTTGCCATGCACTTTTAACGCCTAGCTTTATGTTATCCCATGTCAGCAGGAAACTGTCTTTCACATTGTTCAGTTTTAGTTTGATATCGTCGCCCCACGCTCCCATAGCTGCGCCGAATTGTCCGTCGGTAAAAAGACCTTTTACCTCATTGTACTTGTCTTTAAAAGGCTTCATGAAATTATCTTGTGACTGCGACACTGACAAGAAACCGTCGTAGATATCTTGCCCCCAAAGAGACATAGCTTCTCCAAATTGACCGTCATAGAACATTCCTCTCACTTCGTTCAGTCCATCTTTAACAGGTTTCATGAGTTCATCTTCTGATTCTGAAACAGCAAGAAAACCGTTGTAGATATCGTCGCCCCAAAGTTTCAAGGCTTCTCTCCAAGATCCATCAGAAAAGGAATTTTTGATTTCTGTCATCTGTTCAGAGAACGACATATCTATTTTTTCGCCTGTGAGTTTTTCGTTTAGCCACTGACCTAAATTCCATCCAGCTATTGCCGCAGCTATTCCTGCAAATAATGTTTCGGCTATTAAAGTGCCTGCCGCAATTATTGCCTGCATACCGCCAGCAGAAGCTATTGCCATGTTGATTGTGGCTCCAATTTTTGCGCCGATTCCTGCAAATATACCGCCGACCTTGGTTAAAATAGTTTTTCCTACTACAGACCAAGTCGCTTCTACTCCCAATTTTGAAGCTATTGCTTTTACAATTACCTTTGATGCTTTTTCTCCCAACCATTTTTTGAATTTTTCAGAAAAAAGAAGTTTTTTTATTCCTTTGATTGTAATGACACCAAGAATAATTGAAACTGTTTCAAGATCAAGTTCTCCTAGGAAATCAGTAATTCCTTTTAATACATTCTCCCATTTTATTTTCTTTATTGCTGTAGTAAGAGTAGTCCATATGCCATGTACCCATGTATTGACTGTCTTTCCGAATGCCGCAAAATCGAACGTGTCAAAAAATTTATTTATTCCCGTCGCAATCGAATTTCCTAAGTTTTTCCAATCAAATGTTGTTCCGAACGAAAGTGCAGCGTAGATAGCTGTGTTAAGTGCGCCAGCAATAGTTTTTCCGACATTTCCGAAAAGTCTTGGACTGATAAGACCGTTCAAAAACTGTGCAAGACCTTTGCCGAACGATTTTGCTTTCGCGTATACCTTATCCCATTTAATGGATTCCATAGCTTTAGACAAGCTATTTCCTATATACTTTCCAAGTCCTTCAAGCGTTTTTATCTTGCTCTTGTAAAGGCTTTCCGTTTCTTTGACATTGAATTTCAGATTTCCGCCAGATGCGCCGCCAGTAGCACCACCAGCACCACTTCCTTTTCCAGTTCCGCTGTCACTGCCTTGGTTTGTTGTAAGGTTGTTCAGCTTGTCGAATCCCTGTAACTGTTGCTTTAATTTCTTAGCATTGTCTGCCGCTTTTCCTGTGTTTGCCGCTAAATCGTCAGCACTACCAGCCGCCGTGTCGTAATCTTCTGCGATTGCGCCGGACTGCATTTCGATTTTCCAACCAAATATAACGCCAAGCGCATTTACAACAGTTTCAGAAAACTTAATTACAGCTTGCATAGCCGTATTCAGTGCCTTGACAAGCGGTTTAAGCATGTTGATAAAAGCATTGCCCCAAATAGCCCCAAGCGCCTTAAACTGCTCTCGCAAGATACGAAGCTGGTTCGCCCATGTATCTGCAGTCCTAGCGAAGTCCCCCTGCACATTCGCTGTATTCTGCATTACGTACTGGTATCGAAGCATTGTCTTTTCCATCTGTGTCATAGATGAAATATCCGCATCAAGACCCTCTTTTAAAGCCCATTCTTTCAACGTGGCGTTCGTAAGGTCGATACCATATTTTCTCATTGGTTCTGTCTCGCCAGTGAATATAGATTGCAAATTCTGCTGTACTTGGCTCTGCTCCACGTTGTAGAAAGATGCCATATCAGCGGATAACTTCGTCAGCGCAATGGACATATCAGACATTTTCTGAATAGGCACTCCCATTGCAATGCCCATTGCCTGATACCTACTTGCTGTCTGCTTTGCGGTTAATTCAGAAATGCCATACTGCTGTATTGCATTTTTCGAGAATTTTTCAAGCGAATCCGTATATTGCCCGAACGTATTGACAACAACGTTCTGCACTTCCGTCAGAGCAGATGATATGTTGATTGCTTCTTTTAATTTCCCAGCTCCGCGAATCAGAAGCCAGTACGAAGCATATAACTTTCCAAAAGCGGATGCTAGTGAAAACGTATGTTTTTTAGCTTTTACTGCTGTAGAACCAAAAGAGGTAAAGTTATTTGCAAGTGCCTTTGCCGCATTGCCGCCGGATGCCCCAGTACGTGCAAATTGTGCAAGTGCATTAGTCATGTCGATAAGATTTTGACTTACTTTTGGTGCGCCGGAAAGAGTTGTGATAAGCTGTTTCATGGCTTTAGCCAGTTTAGGTATATTGTCAATGGCTTTTGTACTTGACTTATAACCAAGCTGTGAAATCGCTTTTGCAAGTGCTGTAACTCTATCGGATGCACTAGATGCCGTCAGCGGTGTTAAGGCTTTACCCAGCATACCGATTGCAGATGCAGAGCGGTTCAAATTAGCCGTGTCAATGCTGGATATTTTTGTAATGCCGCTTGCAACTCTTGTGAAATCTGCCGTTTTTACTGTGCTGATTCCAGCCATAGCATTAGACAGTCTCGCTACTCCATTAGAAAGCCCATTAAGACCGCTTGTGTTTACACTCATAAGAGAATTTGACAGCCTAGTAAGATTGTTTACCAGCTTATCTAATGCGTTATTTGCTTGTGTTGCCTGCGCTTTTATCCCAATCTCTAAGCTATCTACTTCTGCCATACTTCCACCAACTTTCCGTAAATTAAAAAAAGCGGCATGGAAATCCACACCGCTCTAAATTTTGTTGTCAATTAGTTGCTTTTAGGTAACTGATTGTTACCACTCCGCACTTCTTATCGACTTTTATTCCTACTTTCTTCTGAAATCTTCCTACCGCATTTGCCGTATCTTTTCCAAAAATTCCGTCAATGTCTTTGCGTACAAGAAAACCGTGATATACAAGCTCGCATTGAAGCCACTTAACATCCTCTCCGCGCTGACACGGTACTGTTTTTTTCAGTAGCCTGCGCGGTTCCGGGTAATTATTTCCGTCACACAGACCATTTGTGATTCCGTCAAGTTTGCTGATAACTGCTGAATTATCAAATCCGCGCTGAATATCTGCCTGTGTAGCAGCTGTTGCAACATAGCCACCGCCATTGTTACCGCCCCAGCCGCCAAATCCGCCATTACCCCATCCAAAGAGCAATGCGAATACAACGATAATCCAGAGCCAGCCGCCATCGCCGCCCCAACCGTTGTTTCCGTTTCCGTCGATATTCGCTACAAGCGGAACCGACGCGCAATTTCCTGTGTTGAACATATTAGATACCTCCAAAAATATTTTATTCATAAAGAGGTCACCCAGGTATTGTGCACAAACCTCTAATATGCTGTTACATACCCATTCTGCTTTTTATTTGATTTATCATTTCATCCGGGTTTATTCCTTTTTCCCGGCATAGGTTACGTGCCATCTGTTCTATTCCTTTTGTGTCTCCATTTTGAGCCATTCCGATAGCATTTTTAGCCATCGGGTTTTGCATAACTTGACTATTTCCTATCATGCTCTGCAAAAACTGTTGCGGACTTTTAAACGCTTGAAAAAAATTCATAAAACCACCATCCTATTACTTTTTATGACTAATCTATGACTAAACTTGGACTAATCTTGACTAACTTTTGTTCTTGCATTAGTCTTAGTCAAAGATTTCTCGTCAATTTTCCTTTCCAGTTCTTCCATTTTGGAAAACAGGGTATCAAAGTGTTTATTAAATACCTCTGTGACTTCGTCTGATAGCCCTATTTTCAATTTTTCTGTATCTTGCGTGTGATTGGAAGGGTACGAATCTGAAACAGGCTTAAAAAGCCTTGTAACAATTTTACCGTTTGCATCCCAACTCTTTGCATATATCTCTGACAGATCTTGTGTAGGAAAAAATGCAACTGATCCATCCATTGGCACGTCGTTCGCAGTAATCATATCTGCGGACTGTACCACTCTTCCGTTTATTCTTTGCGCCACCTGTTGCATATATGACGGTTGCTGGTACTGCTGTACTGCCGGCTGACTATAAAGCTGCTGCTGCGGCTGCATATAGTTCTGGTAGTAATTTGGATTTGGGTAAGGCTGCATAATGTTCCTCTCTTTCCGCTTTTTCAGCTTCGACCAATATATTTGTTTCATCCTGTGTCAAAAATACATCTTTATTCGGCGTTCCCATCTGACTGAAATTCATCAGCATTCTTCTTTTCCTCTTTTTCCAGTATTGTCTCAATGCCGTGCACAATGTTTGATTGTGTTTGAAGATCAAGTATCTGCATATCCGGCATTGCAAATATCTTTTCTAAAACTGTGTCCGAAAACAT